GTCTGCCTTGCCGCCGCCGAAAATCAGCGCGGCTTGAATTGCTTTCAAGTCCATTCGGAACCCTCCTTACTGGCCCACAAATTGGCCGGATTCGTTGGCAATGTAGAACTTGTGCTTTGCCTCCGGGTCGGTCACGTACAGAACCGACATGGGTGCGAAGGTGTGCGAATCGCTCATACCGTCCACGTCCTTGCCGCTGGTAGGCAGCACGGCGGGGGTCTTGTCCGCAAGAATTAAGACCTCGTAGGCGCTGCCGCCCTTCCAGGTTGCATCGATCAGCTTCATGCTGTTTCTCCTTCCTCTTTAGTAAATCATGTAGACCTTGTATTTTACTGCTGCCAAAAAGTGACCGGACACACCGTACTGAGGCTGGGCAACCGTAAGAACTCCGGTGCTGGCGTTGTACGATACAATGTCGCTTACAGCGCCCGACCCACCGACGCCTTCGTTGCTGGAGTTTCCTTTCCACTCAAAAGGCACGGTGATAAAGTTGTTTCTTGTCAATTTGTTGTAGAGTGAAGGATAGTTGCTTTTTACGTTATAGCTAAAACTAGACCACCAGGCTGTATGTTGCCCCAAAAGTACCGTAGTGTACTTTCTGTTTCCTGAGACCTTGCCGTTCCCGTTGTGATACCCAGCAGGGATTGTATAAGTGCTGCCCGGGTCTACGCTCGCGGACACCGCGCCTTTGTTCGCCATCGTTCCGGTCTGCTTCGACTTGGCGTTGTCTTTGTAGAACGTGTACCCGGACAGCACCTGCGCAGCATTGGCGTTGCCGGAGAGTGCCAGCGTGCCAGTTTTCAGGGTCTTATTTCCAGCGAAGAACTTCTTTCCGGACAGCACATCGGATTCCGCGGCGGTGGCCTGTGCCAGCTTGCCGGAGGATAATCCACCGCCGCCGTTAAAATCCAGGCGCTGCCCATCAAAGGTAAACAGCACCCAGCGCCCTGCCACGATGCAGTCGCTGTCCACGGCGTCCGCACCGCAGTAGGCAGGGACGGCCTTGCCATTCACCGACCAGGTATCGCCGCTGTTCCACGCGGCGGGGATTTTGCAGCGCCCCACCGCACCCGAGCCTGTCAATTCATAAACCGTGCCCGACTTGACGCAGGCGTACACCTGCACGCAGACATCCGCGCCCAAATCAGCAGGGTCGAGCGTAGAGAACCCCTCGGCCACGCGCTTTTCCAGGTTGTTCATCGTCTCGGCGTCGAAAGCGTCGCCGTCCTCCATGATGACGCCCTCGGCGCGGGCTACGTCGAACTCATTGTCGTTACCGGTGGGGGTCAGGCGTCGGCGGGCGGGGTGCTCGCTCTGGCGGTTGACCCAGGTCTTTTTCTCAAACATTCAGATCACTCCTATCGCTTGCCCGGCGCAGATTTCGCCGGTATATCGCCGTATGCTGTTTCGTCGCCACAGCTCATGCAGGCTCCACAGCACTTCCTCCATGGCATTGATGCCTGTGTACAGTGTCGTGGGTTCCTCGGGCAGGTCGGATGTGCCCGGCAGCACAAAGTAGGCGTCCCGCACAGCCTGGATGTTTTGCAGGATCCTCTCCATCTCGCTGCGGGTCAGAAAATCCGTCGCCTCCCAGTGCCGCGTTGATACTTTCGCCCCCAGCAGCGACGCCATATAGGCGGTGTTGCCCTCGATGCGGTTCAGTGTCTCGGCGTTCATGTAGCACTTGTCCGCGCCCTCGGCCACGTTGGCCGCCGTGCGGTCATAAATGGGAATCTGCCACAACTTAGATCAGGCTCCTTTCCCCGGCGTGTATCTCGTCCCCGGCGTAGGCCGCTGCCGTGCCCGAAAGCCTGCGCCCCACGACCTTGGCGTCTGCCACAAAGCCGCCGGTCAGGTCAAATTCCAGCTTGGTCAGCACGCCGCGTACCATCTCGCCGCCGAAGCTCTGCACAATGAGGCGATCAGCCAGCTTTTCATCCCCTGCGATCATGCGGAAGGTCTGCTCGTACCGCTGTGCGTAGTAGTCCAGCACCCGGTTTGCCACCGCGGCGGCCCGGTCGGGGCTGACCAGCGTTGCATCCGTCACGGTCAGTTCGTTGTCCTGGGCATTGGGCGGCAGGTTGGCTGCGGCCCGGCGCAGGATGATCGTGCTGTCCACGTACTTGCGCCCGGTCACGCAGACCTCACCGGCCTTTGAAACAGCCAGGGTGCAGCGGTTCACGCCGCGCCCGGCCAGGGTAGCCCCGGTCACGGTCAGGCTGTCGGCCACAGCCGGGGCGCTGAACGTGACCTGGTAGGTGCCCGGCTCCAGCGTGTCCTTGTACAGTTCGCTGGAGGCATCCTCGGCCTGGTAGCGGTGGGCCGTTACGGCCACAGCGGTTATCAGGGGATTCAGCGTGACCTTGCTGCCGTTCTGAAATTTGCGGTCATATGCGATCATACCGCTGGCCCGGGCCGGAGCAGGAGAAATGCGTATCAGGTCGCTGCGGCTGCAATCTACCACCGCGCCCACGGCAAAGGCCAGCTGCTGCAAAGCCTCCCGCCGTGTGCCTGCGGCCAGGTATCCCTGCACCCGCTCAGCGGCCAGTTCCGCGTCCAGGGTGTAGCTGTATCCGTCCAGGATGTCCGCTGCCAGCGCCCCGGCAGTGGTGTCATAAACACCGCCGTCGTAAGGTGCGCCGTCCAGCAGGCCCACGGCATCCACGGCGGTAAAGTCCGCCAGCGTGTCGCCGCTGTTCTCCCAGTCAGACAGGTAAAACGTGCCCATGCAGTAGCTCGTGCTGCTGGTGCTGCGTGCCTCGGGGCGCACATCCTCCCAGACGGTCAGCTTCTGCTTGTGCTGCAAAACATCAAAGTAGCCCTCGGGGTTCAGGATGGAGAATCGACCCTCTTTGTTGTAGAGCGTCAGCCCCAGCGTGTTGATGCTGATTTCCGCGCTCAGCGGGTCGCATTCTTCCAGCACATGGGCCTTGACGATCTCGTCCCCCGCAAAGTGCAGATAGACGCCGTAGTCAAGCCCCGCCAATTTCAGGTATCGCCCGGGACGGTTCGTTTCCAGGAACGTCAGCCGGATGCGGCGGTAGCGGTCTACCTTCTTAGCGCAATAAAAATCTACGGCATCAGGCGTGAACAGCGCGGAGGCCAGCAGGCCGCCGTCTGCGCCGTACCACTGGATTTTCAGCTTGCTGGCCCAGTCCCCGGTAGGCGCATAAAAGTGCAGCGTCAGGCCGCTGCTGCTGTGCGCCTGGCTGAACTGGATGTCCAGCACAGGCGGGTCGGTAAAAGCCCCGCTCTCGCCGGACTGCACGGCGCTCCACAGCCCCCAGAAGTACGCCTCGGGCACCTCGGGGAAGAAGGAGAAGCTCCCATCCATGAGCCATTGGCGGCTTTCCAGCGTGCCGTATTTCACCTGGCTGGGGACAGCCTCCACCAGCAGGTCACGGCGCAGACGGCAGAACGGCTGCGCTGCGTCGCAGGCAGGGCTGCTGTCACCCCGGGCCGTCACGTCGTACAGGCCAAATTCCACGCGCGTGTTGGTGCGCATTTGTCCGCCTCCTTACGTCCTTGCGGGTTCCTTCGCGATAAAGTTCACGGTCAGACCCTTCCAGTAGTTCTTGGCCCCCTTCTTGCGCAGCAGCTCGTCGCCTACGTTGGAGAAGTACGCCTTGAACGTGTAGTCGCCCGCCTCGTCGGGCACCGTGACGGTGTGGAACTCCACCGGCTCCGTCAGCTTGCGCCAGAACCGGGCATACTCGTCCGGCTTGATGCCCGGCCCCAGCTCCAGCTTGTAGTTGAAGTACACGCCGATCAGCTCGCGCTTCAGGTCGCCGGATTCTGTGCGCTCGGCGTATTTGTCGAGAAAATCGGCGGTGCGTTTCAGATGCAGCACGTCAATGTCGTAGCCGATGCCGTCTACAATGACCATCAGTACACACCTCCGCTCACCAGCCGCGCTCCACGGCGGTTGTTTTCCTTGTCGATGTAGGGGTTTAGCAACCGCACCAGCTGCGCCAGGTCGCCCGCAAAGCGGATCGTGATTTCCTGTCCACCCTGGGCCGCCAGCACCTCCGCCAGCGCCTCCTGGATGGTCTCCAGCGGGGCCTCCACGTTCGTGCCATTGGTCTGGTCGCCGAGCACGGCTAAAAATTCATGGTTGGCCGGAATGACCGCACCCTGTGCCAGGTAGGGTATCTGCGGCGCAGTGATAGGGTCGATGTTGAAACCGATTTTCGCCGTGCCCAGCGCACCCTGCGCAAACTCCGGCACGTCGAAGGAGAATCCGTTCAGTACCCCGATGACGGCGTTCACGCCGCCAACCACAGCCGAGATCATACCGTTGACGAGAGAAATCACGCTGTTGACCGCGGTCTTTATCGTCCCGACAATGCCGTCCCAGATTTTCTTTACCGTGTTGCCCAGCGCCGTCCAGGCCGACGACCAGGCCGATTGCAGCGCCGCACCGGCACTGTTCAGCAACCGGTGCAGCCCCTGCCAAAAATCGTTCCAGGCAGTGGTAATATTCTCCCAAATCTGCATACCGATGAGCTTAATCGTCAGCCAGAATGCGTTCCAGATGGCTTTCAGATTCTCGCCCGCGCTGCGCATCTTCTCAGTCAGTATCTCGCAGGTCTCGCTGAATTTCTGCTTGATCTCCTCCCAGTGCGTCACCAGATACGCGATAATGGCCGCCGCCAACACTGCCAGCACAGCCAGCAGAACGGCAGGCCACAGGCCGATAGCCCCCACAATCGCCGTAATCAGGGCCGACAACCCGCTCATAATAGCGGGCAGCAGCGTCCCGGTCAGCCATGTGCCAACCTGGCCCAGCAGCGTTGCGCCCAGCGTGACGAGATGCCCCACCAGAGACGGCAGCACCGTCCCGAGGATAAAGGCCCCCAGCTGCGGCAGCAGACTGGCCGCCAGTGCAGCCAGCATCACCGGCCAGCTGTTGGCGATAAACGTGCCCGCCTGGGTCAACAGGCCCGCCCAGTCAATGGCTTGCAGGCAGCCCACCAGTGTGGTGCCCACGGCGGCCCAATCCACCTGGCCCAGGATATCGTTGATGGCGGTCAGCACCGCCACAGACAGCGTGCTTAACGCGGCGAATAGCCCCGCCCAGTCAAGCGAGCCGATCATCCCGACCACATTCTGCCCAAAGGTCGTCCAGTCCGTGCCCTGCACGGCGGCAATCAGCGTGTTCAGCAGGCCGATGACCAGCTTGCTCATGCCGACGGCGGCCTCCTGCCAGGGGATGTTGTTGATGGCGGCATTCAGACAGGCGGCAATGCCGTTGCCCAAATCCGTCCAGCCGGTAAAGGTCATCGTAAAGTTGTACAGCGTCATGATAGCCGCCCGCATCCCATCGGCCAGGGCGCGGCCCAGCGTGTCCCACTGTATCTCCGCAATGGCCTGGGTCAGCCCGGCAGCCAGGCCCGCGCCAAGGCTGGCCCAGTGGAACGTCTGCATAAAGGTGTCGTAGAACAGCAGCGCCGTGTTCAGCCCCTGGGCCAGCGTGTGGCCGATGGCCTCCCACAGCCCCGGTGTCTCCACAATACCGTTCAGCATCGTGGCAAGGTTCGTGGCCCACTGTACGGCCTTATCTTGGATGTCCGGCCAGGGGATGGCGTTCAGGCTGTCCCGCAGCTTCTCGCCGATGAGCTGGCCGACCTTGTACCAGTCGCCCGCCTCCACCGCGTCCAGGATGCTGTCCAGAAAGGGGCTTTCCGCGGTAAAATCGTAGTCGGGCACAATGTCGCCCGCACTGCCGCCGCCCCCGCCGGAACCGCCGTTGTCCTCGTCGGATTTCTTGTTCAGCACGTTCAGCTCATCAAAGGCAGCCAGCTCGCCGTTGGCGTCCTTGACCTTTTTCGCCGTACCGCCCGCCGCTTTGCCCACGCCGCCCATGGCCTTGGCTGCACTCGCGCTGGCGCTGATGGTCTTGCCGGTAAAAAACGCCACCAGCCGCGCAATGTAGCTGAACACCATGGCCGCCGCATTGGCAAGCGCTGTCAGGGCGGGCACCAGCACCGACAACAGGGGAGCCGCCGCTGTGGACGCTGCGCCCTGCAAATTGCCCAGCGCCGCCCGCAGCT